GATTTAGGACTGATATTGATTTAATGCCAAATGCTGGCGAACAGCAAATGGCCAAATACCGTGAAGAGCTAGAAGCGTTAACGAATCCAATAAATGCAGCGGTAACCGGGGCAAACGCAATCGGTGATGCTTTTGGCGCCGCATTCCAAGATGTTGCAACTGGAGCTAAATCAACGCAAGAAGCACTGGCAGATGCGTTTGAAAGCATTGGCAAGGCATTTATCAGCATGGCTGCTGAGATCATCGCCAAGCAGCTGGCCATGATCGCATTCCAGACGATCCTCAAGGCGCTGGGTGGCGGTGGCGGCGGGTTATTTAGCGGTGCCGGTCCGGTGCAGATGCCGACCGGCGGTGGCTTCATGGAAGGCTTCACCGGAGCCAATTTCTTCGCCGAAGGCGGCTTCGTCACCGGCCCAACCAATGCACTAATCGGCGAAGGCGGTGAATCGGAATATGTCATTCCGCAATCCAAAATGTCTGCTGCAATGTCTCGTTACGCACGTGGTGCTCGTGGCGAATCAGTCATCCCTGGTAACGGCGCTGCACAAGAAGGTGGCGCCGCTGCAGCCGCCGCAATGCAGCCAATCGACGTGCGCTATAGCGTGGAGCGCATCAACAGCGTCGATTACGTGACCGCAGATCAATTCCAGGCTGGGATGCAGCAAGCGGCTGCACAAGGCGCTAAACAGGGTGAGCAGCGTGCGCTTAGCACCCTCAGGCAGAATACAAACGTGCGCCGTAGCGTCGGAATCTAATGAGCGACATCCTTGCTTTTGGTCAGTATTTGACATTGCGGACATCGCAACAACAAGGCGGTTACCAGTTCCAGAATTATTGGGTCAACGAGGATGCACCTTTTGCCAATGTAGATACCGGTGAGACCGTAACATTTGGTTATATGCCCTTTGCGTTTAGCGGTTCAACGCTGACCAAAAGCGGCGACAACCAACCAGCGACACTGGCATTTCCCAACAATGACCTAAGTCGTGGCTGGGCAGCGACTGCAATCCAAGACCGCTGGATTGCTAACGTCCGCATCCTGCTGCTTAACCCTGACAACAAAAACGATTACACATTAATCAGTCGTTATGTCGGCCAGATCGTTTCCGGCGGTTGGGATGGCACTGCGCTTAAGCTCAACATGGCATCTGTATTTGACGCTGTTGGTGCTGACGTGCCACGTAAAAAACTGACGCAACAGCTTGTTGGGCACCTACCGCTAACCAGTAACGTGCGCGTGCAGTGATTGATCTGATCGGACGCCCGTATCGCTTTGGCGCTGATGGCACCGATCCAGACAAGGCAATTGACTGCATTCATTTGGTTTTAGAGGTGCATCGCAGGCTGGAATTACCGTCTGCACCACTGGACCCAACCTGGTACGACAGTAATCAAATCCGCATCGGTCGGGATCTCTTGAAGTGGTGTCGCAGGATAGAGCAGCCGGTCTACGATGGTGACGTGTTGCTGGATTCGCAACCTCCAGTTGCGTTTTCAGTGTTTTGGAACCAAGGATGTCTGTACGTCAACCGGCATTTGAAGGCAGTGGCATGGTGCCCTATCGGTCAGATGCCGCGTTGCCGTTACTTCCGTTTGAGAAGCGCCTAATTCACGAGCTAGGTGTAACAGAAGACGAATACCGCAAATTTGCCGATGAAGTTCGCCGCAAGCCATACAGAAGACCAGCGGAGTATGCGCATATTCCTGATGTACAGAATTTTGAAGTTGTCGCTGTCATTAGCCTTGTTTTAGGGCTACTGTCAACGGCTGCATCGTTCTTATTGGCACCCAAGCCACAGCAACCCAAGACTTCGGATATTCGGCGCAAACGCCTTGGTGGACAAACAGGGCAAGAGAATTTCTCACCTACTTTTGGTTTTGACTCAATCCAGCAGCTTGCTCAATACGGTCAAACTGTTCCGATCGTATTTACGCGTCAGCAAGAAAACGTAGACGACAACGGCGTTCGCTATGTCAGTGGTGGCGTATTGATCTCACCGCTGATGGTGTGGTCCCGCATGAAGAGCCGGGGCACATACCAGATCAGCGAAATAGTGGCAATTGCTGGGCAAGGCCCAATGAAAAAGCCAAGCCTAGCCTCAATTTACCTTGGCAATTTTGCGCTTGATTCGATCTATAACGAGTTTTTTGATTTCTACTGGAATGGTGGATATGAAGTGCTAGGTGGAGGCAGTCGCTTGCGAATGTACAATTTGCGTTACGGCGCCTTGCGCATTGATGACGGCAGAGGCAGCATTGATAACGCTTTTTACTCGCCTACTTCAGCCGGCGCTGATCAACCTGCTTTTTGCGGTGCATTTACTCCAACCAGTCAAACACGCTTTGGCGTTTATGCAGGCATACCAAATGGTACGCCAATTCGCCCTAACTGGAAAGTAATTTCTACTCTTAAAGAATGGATTGATGCCGACCGCGATCAATTCAAACAAGCTAATACAGATGTCAAGAAATACGTTGATCCTTATTTGCGTAAGACTCATCCATATGGTGAAAACGATAAAAATTCATTAGGCTCCGGGATGCCTGGAACAGGCGTCAACTTTGCTCGTCGCGTGGGAATTATTAAAGTAAACGGAAACAGGCATGAGATGAAAAAAACAACAAGAACAAAAGATAACATCCCTGTTTGGGAAAATTTGACTGTACAACGTGAAGTGAACGTAGGCGATACTCTTGTTGTCTTATTTGGCAAAGGTCGGCAAAATTTGAAACCTTTTACGGCAATTGGTGATTCAGAGCCTCCTGAGTTGCAAGATGTGCGCAGTTCTGTTGAATCGGAACTAACTCGTTACGATGCTGAGTTTGCCATTGGAACAACTTTTATGGTTGGTCGGACTATGTGGCAAGTCATCGAACGCACGCAAGGTCCATACGATGCAAAGACTCACAACAAAGACGGCTTTACCGTCAAAATGCGCTGCATTGAGGCATGGAGTGAAAATCAACGCAGAATCGGCATTGTCGACGCCGAAGCAATTACTGCTGAAAATAGATTGCGTTACAGCGATATTGAGGAAGCTTTTTATCCAATTCTCCGTTATGAAGCAGCAACCGTTCAAAATACTCGCCGCACAGAAGTAACTGAAATTGGCATTAAGAGTAACGTCTGGGCAAAGCTTAATAATTTGTGCAACTTTAACTCTATCCCATCACCTGGCAAACTTGCAAGCAAGAAAGACCCGCGTGGCTTCAATGCTCGCAATGTGTCACTTGAAACAGGCTATGTCAATAAATACGTACATCGCATGTCGTTTTTTGCGCTTGATGTGCGTCAAAGCAATGTTGACGCAGTTCGTGATGCAACGCGCAATGAAGGCTGGGCGTTCCTAGGCAATTATTTGTTTGCTGTGATCGGTTCGTCACCAGCCGACATTTATTCCTTTATTCGCATTACACACGCAAATAAATCTCAACTTGAGTTTCGCTTTCGACCAGTTAATAGTGCATGGTTTGCCCAGCAAAGTGGAGGCGAAAGCGATGTGTTTGTTTTAGATGGTGGCGCAACACCATTTAAATCTTGGACGACCACCAACTACATGGGTACATTTACGGTTGGCGGGCGAGGGTATTTTGCTCGCCCCAAAGATTACTTTACTCATCGTGAGATGGCGGTAAAGCCGGATCAGATTGGCCCGGACCGCAAGGGCGAAGTTGATGTTACTTATGGCACTTGGCAGCCGGACTATTCAAGGCTTGGCGTAGAACCAAGAGGCGTTATTAACAAAGACACTGGCGCCGCCGCATCGTTCAACACAATTAGCAATATCTTGTCTTTGTTTATGGGAGTAGATCCTTATTTTGATAATCTGCCAGTAGGCGAAATAAGAACCAAGGGGGGCTGGACATCAGAAAATGCTACAGGTAAAGGCAAAATAGTCATGGAATTAACTGTGAAAGTTATAGAAAGATCACTGCCAACTACCCCGCGCAATAGATGGTGGGAAATTGTTAATGTTGAAGTTCAATCTTTTGAAGGCAATTGGAATGACGGCGATACGTTTGAAAAACGAGCGCGAAACAAAAACAACGTTCAACATGCTTTTCTTTATGAGGTGTATATTCCGTCCAAGTACAAAGAAAGCGACGAGCCTGGCACAACCACACGCTTGTTTGAGCGTTACAGCGGCATTGCTGAAGTCTCCCATTACGGCGATCTTGTAACCCGCAGCTGTGATGCTGGCCCAGAGCATGAAATCGTTTACGTCAACGAAAGCTTGTCAGAGCAACCGATTCCGGAGTACACCAATTGCGCTGTTGCTGGTTTGAAGCTGCGTTCAAGCGACAATTTCACACAGCTAGACCAATTGCGTTGCTTCATGGCAGAAGGCATTGAAGTAACACGACTGAATGATGGATCCATTGGCGCCAGCAACCTACTTTCTGATCTTGTTTGGTACATGCTGACCGATAAAGACACAGGATCCGGTGAGTTAATCAATACCGGTTTGATTGATCGAGATGCATTAACAACCTGCGGGCGCTACCTAGAAGCTAATCAGTTGTTCTTTGATGATGCCGTTGCCGATTCAATCAACATCAGGACTTGGCTAGGAAACATTGCTCCAACGGTGCTTTGCAACTTGTCGCAAAAGAACGGACGCTTTTCCATGGAGCCGGCATTGCCTTATGACAGCAACTACAGGATTGACGCATCACGGTCAGTAGAAATTAAAGGCATGTTTACTGATGGCAACATCATCGAAGAAAGCCTAAATATTGAATGGCTGGATTTAGAGCAACGCACTATGTTCCAAGCTGCTGTGGTTTACCGCTGGACTGGCTTAAACAAGCTGCCTGAACAGCAAACAATTGTGGTTCGCTACAACGAATCAGGCGCATCAAACCTGCCGCTGGAAGAATTTGAAGTGCAGCATGTCACAAGTGACGACCATGCTTTGAAGATGGCGCGGTACTTCTTGGCATTACGCAAACACGTCACTCACACGATCACATTCCAAACGCTGCCGTGGGGATTGTCGTTGGCACCTGGTGACTTCATTCGGGTTTCGACTGAGATGAGCCCCTATTCACCAGCAAACAACGGCATCGTCAAAACTGATGGCACGGTGATTTCCGTATCCGCGTTGTCTGATGGTAATTACAGCGTTTATTACTGGGAACGTGATCAGTCTGAAGTAAGCAGCGGCACACTGCGAATTTCGGACGGCATTGCGCAAAACATTCGTAATGCAGTGTTCTCAGTGATCAATCAAAACGTAAACGAAGAAGTTTACCAAATTGAGGCAATTGACCTAAATGAGGATGGTATCGTCACGATCAAAGGCAGCAACTACCCAGTGGATGGCGCCAACCGTAGTCTGATCGCACGCGACGTTTTAGACTTGGACAATAGGTTTAAAGTCATTGGAGCAATCGACGACTGATGGCCTTCCCCGCTTACGCCCCAACTGCTCGCAGCTTTCAAGCTGGCGACTATCCATATAAAACGTTCCAGTCGCAAAGCGGCAAGGAGATCCGCATCCTGTACGGCGACAAGCGCACCGGCATGACCTTGGACCTGTCCTACGACAATATCGCCGATACACAAGCGGACGACTTCATCACCCATTACGACAAAACAAAGGGCGGTTTTAGCAGCTTCACTCTGCCGGCTGCGTTCCGCACTGGTTGGAGCGGCAACACTTCTGCAATTGATGCCGCCACCGGCAATCAGTGGAGATACGAGCAACCGCCTGCAATCAGGTCAGTGCGACCTGGTATCAGTAGCGTTACAGTAAGACTGGTGGGCGTCCTCTGATGGCAAAAATCTATACCGGACGCGATGGACGCCTGCTGCTCGATGGCTTGGAGCAGGTCAAGGTAACCAACTGGTCGATGACCGGCAATCTTGAAACGCTTGAAACCACCAGCCTTGGCGACAACCAACGCACCTACGTGCCTGGTGTGCAGGAATTTAGCGGTAGCGCAACACTGCTGTATTACAACGATGGTACAGGACGCAACGATGCCGCTGTTGCGCTGAAAAAGGTTTTGAAAATTACTGGTGTGACCGACAGCGATACTGTTGATTTACGCCTGCGTTTGGTGGAAGGCAATGCCAATCATGACGTGCGGCTGACGGCTTATATCACCAGCGTCAGCTTTGGTGCCAGTGTCGGAGAGGTTAGCTCTGCGCAAATTAATTTCCAAGGCACTGGAGCACTCACAGCGGTAACGATCTGATGGGTATTTACCTCGGCAATATTGGCAGCATTGAGCTGACTCGTAAATCCCTAGAGGGCAGCAAAGAATCTGTCGTAAATCCCAGTGACGTCAATACAACGCGAAATCGTTTTAGTTTTGATTTTGATGAGGGTTACCTAGTCAACGGTGATTTCGTTGAGTTTGCAACAATTGACCGCACAAATTTAGATTTTGTTGACTCCACAGGCTGGACAGCAGGCGCAGTGCAACGCAGCGGCAACTGGTACGTTTTTATTGACGAATTGGGCGGAATAAAACTTTACGACAATTTCGATGACAGCTTAGAAGGCAGTACCGATGGACTTATTTCGCTGTCGGCAATTGCGCGAGATATCCCCATTCGCGTAACTATTCGTGATCGCGATACACGTTTATTGGCTGATGTCACGGAATACGAATTAAACACAAGTCGCGAAACAGTGGACATTACATCACTAAGTGATGAGCATCGTCAGCAGTACAGCAGTTTGATTACTGGTAGTGGACGTCTTACTGCGCACTGGGATTACACCAATGTTAGCGGCAGTGAACCCGTTCATTATTTAATGCAGCTTGTACTGCGCACTGAGGTCGGGTCTTCTTTCCGCGGTAAATTTTACGTTAAAGCAGAAGATACAACTGCAC